TCTCGGCGTGATCCAAAGAGTCTATCTTGGCCTGCTCCTGCACGCGGTGGATCTCGGTCCGCACGGTGGCCCGAGCCGTCTGCAGATCACCCTCCATCGCATCTTTCAGGCGCATCGACATCTCGCCGTACGTCTCACCGCGCTGCAACCCCTGGCCGATGGCTTCCTGGATGTCGATCTGCAGATTGCGGCGATTCTTCAGCAGCCGCTCGTTCAGCTTCAGACCGCTTATGGGCGTCTGTAACGCGGCCTGCACCAGATCCGGCTTCGCCGTGCCGCGAATAGTGCGGGCGACCACCTCGCTTGCGTCCTCCAGAGTAACGCCGAATGTACGCCGATACGTGCGGCGCAGCTGCTGTCGTACGATCTTTGACATACCCACATGTGCCTTGCGCGCCGCCTTCGCCAGATCTTCGTTCATGCTCTCCAGTCGCCCGTACTTGACCATGTCCTCGTACCGCAGTTCGCCGGCCACCGCATACCTGTCGTGCCGTTTGCGGATTATATCACGTAGCGACTCCAGGCCGGCGGCGTATTCGCGGGCCGCTTCCCGCAGCGCCTGTTCCTGCAGTCCATCGATCGCACGCTGCAGCGCCGCAAAGTCCAGCCGGCCGATCATTCCTCGTCATCCTCTTTATCGCTCTCTTCGTCCTCGAGCGCGTCGAGGTCCACCCGATCCTCGCGTTCCTGCTCGACCTTCTTCATCTCCTTCTCCACATCATCGACCCACGGGTGATTCGCCAACGCCGTCTCGTCGCTCACGATGCCCCTCGACTTGCCGACGCTTTCGATCCGCTCGGCCTCGTTGAAAATCATGGTCTTGTTGAACGTGACGGCAACAGGTTCCGGGTCGTGATCTCCGCGACCCACCAGGCGCAGGTACTCGGCCGCGAACCACGCGAACTCCCGGATTGCCCGCTTGAACTTGGTAATTAGAAAATCGGACTTCATGTCCAGCATTGCGTAAAGGAACTGCAGCGCGACTCCGCTCGGAGAGTTGCCGAATCGGTCCGTTTTGAGGTTTGCCCCCTGGCCGAACAGGAAAATGTTCTCCTCGGTGCGGTCCAGCAGCTTCTCCTTGGCCTCGACCGGGATCTCGATACGCTTCGGATCCGCGCCGCCGTCGCCATCCACCTTGATCGCCTTGTACCACCGCAGGTTCCGCTGAAACTCAGCAAGACTCTCTCCACCGTAGTTTTTCAGCACCCACACGGCCTCCTGAATGTCCTCCAGGTCGTTTCCGAAGTCCGAGACGACCAGGTCATACAAATCGATGAGTTCCTTGTATTGCTTCAGATCCGGGAACTCGTCCCGGTTGTTGGCAAATTTAATGAACGGAGCACGACCCCACGACGATGGCTCACCGTTGCGCGTGAAATGCGGCTGCACAGGCTCCTCGTCCATCGTCGTGTCCAGTTCCCACACTCCTTCGCGGATCTCGATGTAGTACGTCACTTCCTCCGGGGTCCACCACTCCACCCGGCGGCGTTTTTCTCCGTTTACGATCACGCGATAGTACCGCAGCACGTCCGTCAGTTCTTGCTCCAGGCTGGTGTCGTATATCGGGATGACCTGGCGTGCGTCGATCATCACCCACCGCAGTTCTCCCTCGGCATCGATGTAGGGGTGCATCCACTCGCGACCCTTGTTGGAGACCTGCACTACCATCTCGGGCAGCTCGTCAAAAAAGCGCTCACCCAGGAGCGTGTTGAGTGCCTGCTGCCATGCCTCGGGCTCGGCCGCGATCACCGGTTGCTCGCCGGCGACGTACGAAGCCTTCTGGTCGACGAGCAGTTTATGCCACGAGTGCGGGATGCGGTTATCCGTGGCAGTTTTGTCGTGGATGTACTTGCCGGTCTCCCGGTCGTAGTACGTGCGCCTTCGCTCGAGGATGGCGTTTTCGGTCTGATAGTACTGCACACCCTGCCTCATGAGCTCAATGCGCTCATCCCGTTCGTGCTCGATGATGAGGTCACGGATGATTTGCGACGCCGAGAGGTCGGTCCGCGCCGCCAGTTTTGCTTTGATGAGCTCCTGCTCGGTTATCATCAGATCACCTATCTCGGCTTGAATACGTCAGTACCGCCACCGGTGAACAACTCGGTGAGCGCCCACACCAGTGCATCCAGGCGATCGGGACTCTTATCGCCCGGTACCCACTCGCAGAGTTGGTCCTCCAGCTCTGGAAACATCCCCACATGATGAACCTTGCCCTGCTCGTACAGAGCGCTGATCGGCTCGGCCCGGATCTGCTTACCGCGACTGGCGTGGACGCCCTTGTACGAGATATTGCGGTCCACCGTTCGGATCGTGAACTCCACCATATCGCCACCGTTGTTGATCTCGCCAATGATCCGGTCTGCGCTGTGGCGGTAGTAGCCGGTGACGGCCCGTTGCGCCCACTGTTCGGGCGTGGCTTTGGTGCTCATGTCGTCGAGGATGTACCCGTGCCCGTGAGCATCCCGGCCGGCGACCACGATGCCCGTCTCAGCCGACGTCGGTTCGTTCCGCGCCTGGGGATCCACGCCGACCACGATGCGAACCAGGTCTGGCGCTTTGAACACCCGTTGCTCTTCGATATCCTTGCGGCTCCACAGTGCGTCCGGGTTGTCGTCGAGAATTTCGGCCAGGAGCTCCTGCCGGCCCAGGCGCGTTCCCTCGTATCTCCCAATAATTTCTTCTGCGAACGCCGGCGCGAGATTCGGCAGGTTCTCGTATGTTGTGCTTCTTACCGTCACCGTGTTGGGATCGGCCCCGATATCTTTGATCAGTGGTACGGGTTTGGGCGTGGTCGTCACGACAGCCCGGGGATCCGAACCGATGCGCAGGCCCATAAGCGCCATGTCCCAGGTCTCTGGGTATCGCCAGTGCGCCACCTCATCCGCCCAGATCAAGTCATGCTGCGGTCCGCGTAGCCGTTTGGGTTCATCCGCAGAATACATTGTCGCCTGCGCCCCGCTCGGCCAAGTAAGACGCCGCTTCGAAGGCTCGTAGTCCGGCATGGCGTCGGGCGCGCAGATGTGCAAGAATCCGGAGTCGCCCTCAACCATCACATCGCGTGCATCCGCTGCAGTGGGTGCGATCAGCCCCGCCCTACGTACTTGGCCAGCCTCTATCTGTTCCCGCACATACTCTGCACCCGCTCTTGTCTTCCCCGCGCCGCGGCCCCCCAGGTACAACCACACTCGCCAGTCTCCAGTGGGCGCACGTTGCGCGGGGCGTGCCCAGAACCACCACGCATGGAGCAACTCTTTTCGTTCACTCTCGGTCAGACTGTTCAGAAACCTCTCGCGATCCGACGCCGGCAGCGAGGCGATCAATTCTGCCCTTGATGTCGTCCTTATAGCTGTGCTCATGACGCGCCTCACTCCTATCTGTCGCCTCACCTTCGAGAAGCTGCGCGTTCTTGATCATATAATCGATCGCGCCCACGAGAGCGCGGATGCGTTGGGACGGCCATTCGTCTTTCCCGAGCGGCATTTCGACGAGCTTGTGCAGCTGAACGATCGCGCGCGCCGCCGTCCGGTCGAGCATCCCGATCATCTTTGCGCGCAACTGATCGACCTGCGCGATCGCGCGAAGACGTCCGGACTCTTCTGCTTCACGGATCGCCTCCGGGTCAGGTTCTTCGCGCGGTTCTTCACGGTGCAACCATGTCGCGATCGTCCCGCGCGGGATCCCGGTCTCTTCCGACGCCGCAGTCGCGCCCAGACGCCTGGCAAGTTCCATCGCTTCGGCTTTATCTGCCGTATTGTAAGAGCGTCTTTTCGTCATCAGTATTCCTCCAGAAAAAGCGCGATATCAGGGAGACATCGCCGAATATATCATGTGTTGCAACGCGTTGCGTCTCCAGTATAGCACAAACGCGCCTCCGGAGTGTCCAAAATGTGTCAAGAGATGTTCCAGAGGCGCGCGATCTTGTCGATCGCCGTGTCAAGGCGGTTGTACGCCGTCTGGCGGGATGCCGGGAGTTCTTCGGCGATCCGCGTCATTGTGAACCCTTCGAGACATCGCATCCGGACGACGCGCTCCTCTTCCCAGTCCAGCACCGCGAACGCTTCCCACAAATGCTGCATCGCGCGTTGTACATCCTCTTTCTCTTCGCGAAGTTCAACGATGGCGAGCGCTTGACGCGGCACTCGGTCGGAGTATGTGCCGCGTGACTTTCCGGGTGTCTTAACGATCGACATCGAATACCCGGTCGCGATCTCGTGGATGCGATCCTCGAACGATTGAAGTCGTTCCCATTCATAGCGATAGCGCGCAATATACCCGACGATGTCATCGCGCGCCAATATGTCATCGAACATTCGTGCGACCCCCTCACATGAAACATGAATGGAGCGCCCGGCGCGGTCTCGCACCGCGCAACTCCCGACTGGTCGTCGGGCGTGTTGCTCTTACACTACGGGCGCGCTTCTTCCTGTTTTAATCGCTTGTATTCGTCCGCACGTCGTCGACAGTAGTCGATCTGCCGGTCAACTTGATACATGTTCAAGTCGAACGAGTTGATGCGTTCGACCTGCTTCGGGAGTCGCATTTGATACCACCGACCGAGCCACCAATCCGAGACGTCACGGATCGACGGCAGGTCTTGTTTTAATTCTAGCGTATTCATCCGAAGAAAGTCTAACGCGTTCGCGCCGAGTTCCGCCATGTACACGCCGCGTGGCTGATACGTCTTGATCGTCTCCAGGTCGAACCGGAGGTGGCGCGCGACCGCGATCAAGGCGTTCCATTTGCCGCCCATGAGCGTTGACTTGCCCGCGGCTCGCGTCGTTTGTTGATTCTCCGCCAGAAACCGGAGAAGAAGATTATAGCCTTCGGCATCGATGTGAAAGACGCCGCCGCCGGGCGTCTTTCCAATATACTTGACGCCCGGGAACTCTTCCGGGATCGATCCGCCGTCCAGTCGATTATAGACCGACGACTTCCCATACAGAGACGTCGTCGTGACCGCCGCAAGCGGGTCGTCGTATCGTTGACGCCAAAACCGAACGAACTCTTCGGTGCAGGTCGCCATCATCTGGAACTTTCCGCCCGTTAGCCAACCGAACGGCGCGACCGAGACACACGTCCCGACCGCGCCGATATAATTGATCCCACCGCGCTTGTATTTCTGTTCGTACTGCCAACCGATATGCTCATCCCGAGGCCCGAGCGCAGAGAGATCACCGGAGAATTCGATGACCCCGAGAATACCGCCAGACACGTCATCCACGCAGAAGAAATAGTTCGACCGCCCGGGACGGCCCGCCCACGGAGCCGACGACAAGATGTGCCGGCAATAAGTCCAGAGCGCGCGATCTTTCTTCGTCGTGACCGGAACGATCGACGGTTTGATCTTCGTGTAGTCCACGCGCGCCATGAGTCGGAGCGCGCGGACTTCGGATCGCTTCAGTGTGTCGCGATGTTTCTGTAGGTTGTCAAGTTTCCGGACGAGCAATGCCGACCTGATCTCGTCTTTGTTTTTCGGTCTGGTCTGTTTCAGAGTCGCAAGGTATTGTCGCACCTCTGTTTCAAGACGCATCGGGCTTCGTTCCCGTGAGAAGATGGAAGACCGCGTTTCCGTGCGTCGACGGGTTCTCCGGATACGTGCCGAGGCCGCGATCGATCGCTTTCTCGACGATGTCGCACACGTCATCGTATTGTTCATCGGTCAATCGAATGACGTATTCCCGGAAGCCCTTCGCCGCCGAATCGGCGACCGCGTCCCAGTCGGATTCGATCTCGTCGACATCGAGCATGTCTTCGATCTCGGATTCGTCCAGCCCCGTGACGTCTTTGAGGCCGAAGTCGTCGAACTCCGCAAATTCGATCTCCAGAACCGCGAGTTCTTCTGCGAGTCGTTCGATATCCCAGGGCGATTCCGCGACACGGTTGTCCGCGATCCGGAACGCGCGCACCTGCGCTTCGGTGAGATCGGAACGGACGACACACGGCACATGTTCGATACCGAGTTCGCGCGCCGCGATGACCCGCGCATGTCCTGCAACGATCTCGTTCTCACCGTCGATGATGATCGGCACGGTGAATCCGAAGTGCTTGATCGCGGACTTCAGCTTGTCGATCTTGTCCTGCTTGTGGTCTTTCGGGTTGTTATGATATGGGATCAGTTCATCGACCGGAACGAGTTGAATATCATCTTTCGTGATGACCTTCGGCATGTTTCGCCCTCCTTCGAGCGTACTAGTTCGTAGACTCCACCGACTACGCGAACAATCGCCTTATATACGAAGCCCGATTCACCTCGTTGTTTTTGAGTCAGTAGCCGTTCCCCTATGGTACGGATTATCGCTCGCGTGCGGTCGTTACCCTCTTCACGTGAGAACGCGTCCGTCATCAGTTATTCCCTCCCTTGTGACTGATTACTCATTAGCGTGGATATCGTTGCGCCATGGACCGCCCAGGCCGTCCCTTGTATCGATACCGGCTGGTGCGACGAAGACGGGCGGCGTGATGCCCGGTTGGATGATTCGCACGACGGTTACGTCGATGATCCCTGCGTCGAGCGGCGCAAGTTCCGCGAACGCCGCTCGCGAGAGATCGAAGTCACGCGTCGGATGTCGTTGCAGGTGCCCGGATCGCAACGCGTCGAAGCAGTACGGGCCGCGATCGTTGACTTCAACGATCACGCGGTTGCCGTCGTGTTCAAGTTCGACGACCGTCCCAAACGGCAGGTCATAATGTGCGGTCGTCATCGCATCTTGATCGTAGACCTCACCGGACGCGGCAACGTTCCCATCGAATCCGGGCCCGTACCATGAACACACCACCAGTGCCGTTGAGAGCAACAACGACATCATGATCGATCCCCCTTTCACCATATCCGCAGCTGCCTGTCATCCATGCGTTCCCGTATCAGCTCGCAGTATTTCTCTTCCAGCTCAATCCCGATAGAATCAAATCCCTCCAGCTCTGCAGCTAGTAAGGTAGTACCACTTCCGGCAAAAGGGTCTAGTACAGTTCCATCAGGTGGGGTGAT